TGTTATGAGATAAAGCAGTATTGGATTCACATAGGGAGTGGTTGTATTTATGATGGGTATGACCAAGATTATACAGAAGAAGACGTTCCTGATTTTGATGGAAGCTTTTATGCAAGGACAAAGAAATGGTCTCAGGACATCTTGGAGGGTTTCTCTGAGTGTTGTGTTTTAAGAATCAGGATGCCGATTGATGAGTATATGGGTGACAGGAGTCTGATTTCAAAGCTTTTGAAATATACTTATGCAGGCAAGCCGATTTGTAGCCTGCCGAATTCGATGACTTACCTTGCAGACTTGGTGGAAGCGATTAAGTTCTTGGCTGAGAAAGGACATACAGGAACGTGGAATGTCGTTAATAAAGGTTCGATGACGAACGAAGAAATATTGGAGATGTATAAGAAGTGGGTCTATAAGGATTTGAAGTATGAGATTATAAGCTATGAAGCATTGGCGAAGACCTTGAAAGCAGGTAGGTCGAATTGTATTTTATCTACAAAGAAATTAGAGGATGAAGGATTTGTAATGCCTAACATTAGAGACAGAATCGAAGCGATGCTTATTGCTGAAGGTAAGAAACGCTTAGATGGAAGTCAGAAAAAAGGAGGCTCATTATGAGCAAGAATGAAGAGAAGAATCCCTTCTACATCAATATGAAGATTGAGTCAGAGGGACTGACGAATCTTCCGAAGGATATGAAACCTGAGGAGTTGTTCGTGAGTGTAGCAGTTAATGCTATTGTTCAAAAAGGCAAGAAGTCGAATGGTTTGAAGATGGCGGAGCATAGTCAGCTTTACAAGGTTCGCTCAGATTTGATGAATGCTATCAAGGTTGGAGAAGCGGAGAAGGCGAAGCTTGAGTATGAGGATTTTAAGTTCTTGATGAAGTGTTGGAACGAGCATACTCCTGACCCTCAAGCTAATGAGTTAGTAATAAGGGTATGGAATAGGCTCAAAGAAGCACAGTCAGCTTGGGATAAAGAAAACAATACAGAGAGTAAAGACAAACAAGAAGCTGAAAAAGCTTGACAAAAGAGAAAACTTGAGATATAATAATAATAATCATCTTAGGGATGTCTGCTTTCTTCGAATAGGAGGAAGTGATGACGGTTTTTTATACCCTGAGACTGAAAGAATATAGGAGGCTAACTGAATAGTTGCGGTTAGTCTTTTTTGTTTTTAGGGAGGCGAGATGACAGAATCTAAAACTCCGAAAGAAGAAAAGAAGAAGTTAGAAATTGTAGAAGTAGAAGTAGGGACTCTGAAAGACTCAGAGTATAATCCTCGTTCTGTGACAGATGAAGAGTTTTTGAATATCAAGGCATCGGTTCATAAGTTTGGAATCGTTGACCCTTTGATAGTCAATGGTGCTGAGCAGAGAAAGAACATTGTAATTGGTGGGCATCTGCGGTTAAGGGTTGCCAAGTCTTTAGGAATAGAGAAGATACCTGTAGTGTATGTTTACATCGAAGACCTGAAGACTGAGCAGGAGCTGAATCTGAGGCTTAATAATAACACAGGGCATAATGATTTAGACTTGCTTGCTAATTTGGATGACGAATTGCTCAGGTTGGTAGGTCTTGATGTAGAGCTGATGTTCAAGCTTAATGAAGAGATACCTACTCTTGAGGATGTTCTTTTTGAGGATATATATGAGCCGAATTGGGTAGTCCTAAGATTTGATGATTCTCTTAGGCATAAGGTGATAGAAGCCTTACAGCCGTTGAGAGGTGTTAAGGGAATCAAGGTAGAAGTCGCAAAAGAGGGGTAAGTAATGAGCGACAGACCGAAGACGCTAACTTCGATTTTGAAGAAGTGTTCAATATGTAGGAATAGCTTCAATCCTATTAGGCACGGAGGTAAGTTGGGATTTGTAGGTGGGAAAAGAGTGGCTTTTTGTGCTGATTGTGTGAGTGGTCTTTATGATTTTGTGGAACAGTATTCTGAGAGGAAAGCAGATGAGGTCTTGGTTCAGAGACACAAAGACCCTGACTGTCCGTTTTGCAGAAAGATATGATAGATAACGGTTATCTTATAGCAGGGAAGACATTACTACGCAGGGAGATGATGGCTCTGCACAAGAAGAATAGAATCCTTGAGTTCTTTCAGGAGGGTGATAGGGCGATATTCAAGAAGTGCTATAAAGAGAGCGGTAGGGTAGAGAGTCACAAGGAATATCCGTATAAGTTCGTGGATACCACGAAGAAGAAGGACAATAGATTAGGGATATTCACAGATGATTTGGATGCTTATAATTACTTTGACATAGATTCGGACAAGTCGCCTTGGGAGTTGTTCTTTAATATCATCGTTCGGTTGGAAGGAAGTGGTAGGAAGACCTTTGTTTTGACCGATGCTACTTACCATAAGGGTAGGTTCAGGATGGCATCTACGCTTCAGAAAGCCTGCCTGAATATACCTAAGAGGATGAAGATACCTGATTTGCACAAGCATCAGGAGTTCTTTTGGGGAAGGTTATTCCATAAGGTAGAAGCGATGACAGGCTACAAAGTGACCAAGATTAGGGGGTTCTTTCCACAGGGAAGCATCAAGTGTTTAGGGTTCGAAATGGAGAAACTCAAAAATGACAAAATTAAGGAGTAGGTAATGGGTGCAGGTAGACCGACTAAATTTAGGGAAGATTTGATGGGAGATGCGAAACTCCTTGCAGGACTTGGGTTTACGGAAGAAAATCTCTGCACATATTGGGATATAAGTCCTCGGACATTGGCAAGATGGAAGAAGCGGAACAGCGAATTATGTCAGGCTATAAAAAAAGGGAAGATGAATGCTACGATTAGTGTCACGAAATCAGTCTATAATCAAGCCTTGAGAGGCAATATGACTGCATCTATATTTTGGTTGACGAATCAAGCTCCTGAGTTGTGGCAAGATAGAAGAAACTTAGTGAAGTTGAATCAGCAGATAACTACAGGGCAGGGAGATGTTCAGGTCACGAATGAGATGGAGACGGCACAGATTAGACAGGTTGTGAAGACATACAGTCCTGAGCAGAAGAAGACGTTGATAGCTACGTTGAGGGGGATGGAGAGAAGCTTTGAAGGGAAGAAGGAAAAGGTAATAGAAGCAGAGAATGTTAGAACAGAGGAAAGCGTGCAGGCTGTGGTGGAAGATGGTGGAGTAAGAGATGGAGCTTAGAAATGCGATATATCAAATTAGCCTTAGGTGTAGTGTTCTTGGCGGTTTGGACATTGGTATGTTGCTTGGGTTGGGTTTACGAGTTGATAGTGTATAGGGGAAAGAGCGGTAACAATAGATTCTTATGATACAAGAAATCAATACACAAGAGCTACCAAAGTTGACAGAAGTGATGAAGACTCCTGAGCAGGTGCAGACAGCTCTGTTCTTGGCTGAGCGAAGCCTTGAAGGAATGGAGTATTTGGAGAAGCCTGTTTGCATAGAAGAGTTCGTTATGTCAGATAGGTTCTTGAATCTCGGAGCTTATATTAGACCTGCGGTGATGGAGGATTTGAGGGCGTTGTTCTGTGATGAGAATTCGTTTGCCTATTGTCCTTATGAAGAAGCGGTATTTGATGAGGCTATAGGAACAGGGAAGAGTTACAAAACTTCAATTATCATATCTTATTTTACATATAATTTGCTGTGCCTTGAGAATCCGTTGACCGCCTTTAACCTTGACCCTACTTCAGTTGCCACGATTATGAATATGTCAGTTAATGGACTTCAGGCTAAGAAGGTCGTTTTCGGAGAAGTAAAGAGCCGAATCCTTAATAGCATTTGGTTTCAGAAATACGGCAAGCCTGACCCTACGATATTATCAGAGCTTCGATTCCATAAAGGAGTCAATATCATACCTGCTAATTCCGCTTCGACATTTCCATTAGGGTTTAATTTGATAGTAGGAATAATGGATGAGTCCGCATTCTACACAGAGACAGAAGCTCACGATGTCGCTGAAGATATATTCTACACATTAAAGAGAAGGATACAATCTCGGTTCAATAAGAATGGCTTGCTTGTTATGATTAGCTCGCCACGATACATAGATGACTTCATTGAGCGGAAAGCGAAGGAAGGGGAGGATGACCCTTTGACGTTTGTTCGCAGGCATAAGATTTGGGAAGTGATACCTGAGGATATTAAGGCTATTGAGGATGGGGATACCTTTGAGCTGAGGGGAGAGCAGATACCGAACAAGTATAAGAGGGATTTTGAGAAGAATCCTGAGAAGTCTTGGAGGGATTTGGGAGGTATTGCGAGCTTAGCTCTTGAGCCGTATATGAAGAATTGGACTGCGGTCGAAAACTGCCTCATAGAGCGTTCTCCTGTAAAGGATGACCAAGGAGTCGAAACAATCAAAATAAGCCATCCTTTCGATGAATTTGGGCGATTAAAGGCATCTTTTAAGGGGTTCTCAGGGAGGAAATACTACCTACACATAGACCTTGGACTTACTCACGATGCCTGCGGTATGGCTATGGGACATTACGAGCAGGGATTAGCGGTGATAGATTTGATGCACAGGATAAAGCCTACCAAAGGGGAAGAGGTCGATATTCAAGGAGTAATAGATTTAATAAAAGAGATTAGGGATAAGGGGTTCAAAATCTCAGGAGTTACCTATGACCAATTTCAGAGTGCGAGTTCGATACAGCAGTTGAAGAAGCTCGGCTTCTCAGCAGGCAAGCAGTCGGTTGAAGGTCTTGATGCTTATGAGACAATGAAGGAAGAGATTTATCAAGGTCTTGTCAGATACTATAAGTATACTCCGTTCTTGGATGAGCTGAAAAGACTTGAGCTGATAAAGGGGAAGAAAGTTGACCATCCGCCAAAAGGAAGTAAGGATATTGCCGATGCAGTAGCAGGAGTCGTTTACGCTTTGGTGGTCAAAGAAAAAGGCTTTAGAAAAGCAGGACTATCAATAGTATAAGGAGTGATGAGCTATGACTAATAAAAGAGATGCTAAAGTAACAAAAGTGTTTATGACTACAGGCGGTAAGATGTTTGATGAGGTAGAGTTGAAGAAGTATGAGATACCGCAGACAAGGCAATTTACCGAAGAAGGTAAGTGGGCGGTAGATGTTATAGACCCTCCTTATAACCTTCTGAAGTTGATGAGTTGGCTCGATATTTCTGTAATTCATTCCTCTTGCGTAAGGGTTAAGGTTCAGGATGCTGTAGGGATTGGTTGGAAGCTCAAGGAAGTAGAAGGAGAGAAGCCTACGGATGAAGATTATAGCAAGTTGATGGATTTCTTTAATAAGTGTAATGAAGAAGAAGATATTACTTCAGTCTGCAAGAAGGTTATGCTTGATTATGAAGCGTGTGGCAATGGCTATTTCGAAGTAGTTAGAGACCCTACAAAGGAAGAAGGAATCAAAGCTCTTTATCACGTTAATGCTACTACGATTAGACTTACCAAAGACAAAGAGAAATGGGTTCAGAAGATAGGAATAAATAAAGTATATTTTAAGAAGTGGGGAGACCCAAGGATTCTCAATAAAGAGACAGGAGTCTTTTCTGATGCTGTAGACCCTGATATGGCAGGGACAGAATTGATTCAGCTAAAACAGCATACCTACAGGTCTTCTTATTATGGGTTGCCTGAATGGTTGCCTGCTCTCTTTCAGATGTATGGCGAGATGAAGGAGAAGGAATATAATCTCGATTTCTTTTCGAATCACGGAATACCTGCCTATGCCGTTATTTTGGAAGGCGTAGATATGGATGCCGATTTGAAGAAGGAGATACAGGCTTATTTCGAGACCGAGATTAAGAGGAATCCTCACAGGACGATGATATTCTCTACGCCTGAGGGAGCAACGGTTAAGTTTGAGAGGTTATCTGTTGAGGCTAAAGAAGCATCATTCAGAGTGTATAGAAAAGACAACAGGGATGATGTATTAACAGCACATCACGTTCCGCCTTATCGAGCTTCAATCATTGAGAAAGGTCAGCTTGGGGGAACAGTAGCAGAGGACGTAGACAGGATTTATCTTGACTCAGTTATCAATCCGAGACAGAGGGATTTTACTTGGGTTATAAATGAGCTTTTACTTTGGGAAGGATTTCAGATTACTTCTTTTGCCTTTGAGTTCTTGGACATCGATATTAGGGACAAGAAAGTTCAGGCAGAGATAGACCAAGCTTATTTCAATATGGGAGCAAGGACAGCTAATGAGATATTGGTTGCGGAAGGCAAAGAGCCTTACGAAGGTGGGGATGTTTATTACGTTCCTGCGAATCTCGTTCCTATAGGGACTTTAGAAGCAGAGAAGATTGAGAAACGTAAAGTATTCGAGAAACTAAAATGGAAACGCTCCAAGAAAGAATCGGAAGAACAGTAGGCAAAACTTTAGGCACGCACAATAGGCTCATTCCATTGTTTAAGATGGAGACAGTCCGAACGCCTGCTAAGGTATTGGCTTACATCCATAAGGCTAAGAGAAGGCTTCCTGCGAGAGAAGGGGGAATCTTTGAGACGGCTGAGACCGTAAAGCTGATAGAAGAGTTTCAAAAAGCTCTTTATAAGGAATTTCAAAGGCAGTATAAAGCTTCTATGGCGTTCTTTTCTCTTAATAATGCCTTGGATGAGCTATATCAGTATGCTCAAAAGGAACATCCTGAGCTGTATGAGAAGTCGAAAGCAGATGACATTAAGGAGATTAACAAATATTTTGTGGGTTGGGAAGATAGTGTTAAGCCTGAAAAGATGGAAGAAGTGATAGAATACTACTCAGAGAAGGCAGGATTCATAGGGGGAGACAAGGCTTTGAAAGACCTTGGGATTAAGATAGCCTTCAATTTGAAGAATGAGAGAATGCTCGATGCTATTGCTACGAGAGGGGTTAAGATAACAGGTGAGGTTACTAAGAAGACCTTGGATGACTTCAGAGGTATTATGGCTAAGCAATATATGGAAGTGGGTGCTACGCCTTACGAGTTGCGGAGAAGGATTAAGGGATTGTTCGAAGATACCTACAAGAATCGAGCTTGGACAATAGCGAAGACAGAGACAGCAGTCTCACAGTCTACGGTTCAATTCGAGACCTATGTTCAGAACAAGGTTACGAAGAAGCAATGGTTAGCCGTTGGCGATGACAGGACTCGAACAAGTCACTTAGAGGTAGACCAAACAGTCGTATTGATAAATGAGCCTTTTGAAAATGGATTGATGTTTCCGCACGACCCTACGGCAGATGCTGATGAGGTTATCGCTTGCAGGTGTGATATGACCGCTTTTGAGGTAGACGGTCAGCCTTGCACAGGGGGAGAGGAAGACGGAGCGGATTGCAATATACCTTGGACAGGGGGAGATGACATAGACCCTACGCCTGCTTTGAATCAGGATATGTCTCAGCTCTATGCTAAGCCGATGAATGAAGGCGGTATGGGGATGATGGAGATGGTGAAGATGCCTGATTCTAAGATGCGTTTGCTTGAGAGATACTTAGAGAAGAATCAATATAATAAAGCTACTACTTTGATGGCGAAGTATTCAGGCAGGAAAGCATCTACGATTCAAGGAATAAAGCCGAGGAATTTCAAGAGAGCTATGAGAGCCTATAGGGGTTGTATATGATTACGTTCAAGTTACCAAAAAGGAAAGAGCTGTTTGAGTCGTTCGCAGACCTTAACGAGTTGGTCTATGAAGCGAATAAGAATAGATATTTGGGAGTTATGCTTGGTTCATATAACGATTATGCTTTGGAGAAGTTAGGGATTATTATAGATGGCACAAAGGAGAGAGTCCTTGCGGATGACTTCGAGGATGTCTTGAAGAAGAAGAAGATTGAATATTACAGGGAAGATGCCTTTGGGGTTATCTTCTACGAGAATAGGGATTATTGATGGAAGCTATTATTACAAAATCTCCGCTTACACAAAGATGTGCATCACAGTTTGGCTTGAAGATTGCTCCTGATGATGCTCTTCAGCTTGAGTGGAATCCTAAAGACCTGAATAAGGATTACAGGGTCTATGAAAAAGGAGCTATTAAGAAGTATGGGATTACGAAAGATGACGTGGCGAGATACAGGAGAGTGATGGAGTTCAATACGCCTGAGGCTCAGGCTATGTTGGCAAGATTGAAGATGACTCCTAAGGAAGTCAGGGCAAGGATACTCCAAGCGAGAAGGACAGTTGCAAGTCAAGCTCCATCAAAGCAGAAGTTCTATAATACAGCTACGAGGACTTATGCTCCTGAGAGACAGGCTCTTCACGATAAGGCAATCAGGCATTTCGTTCCTGCGAGTGCTACTGAGGAATCTACGGTCTTGATGACAGGGGGAGTTCCTGCTTCAGGGAAGTCGAGTATGTTGAAACATCCAAAGATAAAAAATAGATTCAAAGGGAAACCTGTGACTATTGACCCTGATGATATTAAGGCTTTTTTGGCGAAGGCGGATGGCATAGATAAGCTTACAGTTCAGGCTTCTATTTATCACGAGGAGTCAGTTGATGTTATGGTTCAGGTATTGAAGAAAGCCTTAGATGACAAGAAGGCTGTTATTCTCGATTCTACTATGAGACAAGAAGGCAAGATTATGAAGATTATAGGAGAGATTAAAGCCAAAAATTATAAAATCGAGCTTGCTTTTAATGATTTGCCGATAGAGAAAGCTATGGTTAGGAGCATAGAAAGGTATCTTTCAGGAGATAGATTTGTAGACCCTATTTATATTGCTACTCACGATGCGAAGAATATTGGGGTATTCGGAAAAGCTAAAAGTGTAACTGATGGATGGTCGCTCTTCAATGCAGATGTTGCTTATGGAAAGTTGGCTAAATTGCAGGCGGAGAGTGCAATCGCAAGGACGCACAGGACTTATAAAGCATTGCAGGGAAACATCAGTTCGAATCTAAGGTATAGTGAGAGGTTAGCTAATCACGGATATTCATTGGCTACTAAGGGTAAGTTGGAAACATTGGTCAAGGATTACGAGACAAGGATGGCGTTAAGACCGAAAGCTGTTCAGCCGAAAGGGTATCCTTTAGCTAAGGCAAGATTAACTGCTATGGAGAAGAATCTTCCTGTTCTTCCTTTGACTAATGAGGAAGCAGTCAATCAGATTGTCGAAAGTTATAAGACAGGCAAGTTACATAGTTCTTTCTATAATGATTTATCTGCTTTGGAAAAGAAAAGAATGGCAAGTGGGTATAAGAAATTATTTGGGACAGGTGTTGAGGATGCTAATCTTACAAGAATGGGTATGGTTCAGGAAGCTTCTAATAGTGCTTTTAGTGGTGGGTTGAGTCCGTATAAGAAAATGACAGGGGACATTCCTGTTATCTTTAGAGTGCAGACTACAGATGATTTATTTGCAGGACAGAATATAGGGGATATTATTCACATATATGATTTGAAGGGGAAGCGAGGAGCTTGGGTTACAGGAATTAAGAATACTGTTCCTCAATCAGGGATGACCGTGGTAGCAGATGCAGGTGGAATGGAATCAATAATAAGACACGAGTATGGACATACCATAGATAATATAATCAGAAATGATTTTGAAGTTCAGAAATTTACAACGGCTCATTTCAAGGCAAAGAGTTCGAAGGCTATTCAAGATGAGCTTACGTTTTATGCTTCAAAGGATAAAGGTGAGATGGTTGCTGAGATGTTTTCAGTTATGACGCAATCTAATTATGATGCTTCTAAGTTTACGCCTTGGGTCAGGGAATTGGAAGGAAAAATAAGAGAATGGGCAAAGATATGATGTATATAGTTCCTTGTGTAACCTGTAAACATCACAGGAAGAAAGCTACGTGCGATGCTTTTCCTGAAAGAATTCCTGAAGAAATAATATTGACTTCGAATGTTCATAGTAGACCATTGAAAGGGCAAGGTAATAAAATAGTATACGAGCCGAAGATGGAGGTAAAGATATAATGGAAGAGCCGAAAAAAGAAGGGATTATCTTCAAAGAATTCTCAGAGCTTGATACTTACTATGCTATCAATGATGGGGAAGAAATTTATATGGATGCTTTAGCGAATTCTGATTTTAACAGGCATTGCTATGCGTGTGCTAATTTCAATCAAGATAAATTTACTTGTCCTGCTTTCGAGAATATTCCTGTTCCTTTCCGCACAGGAGAAGAAGTTCATTATAGGAGAGTTGAGGGACAGAAAGGTGATTACATATTTACCAAGAAAAAAAGTTAAGATTAAGTTTGGGGAATTGCTCTTTGTTATTTTAGCTTTGTTAGTAGTCAATATTGTTTTAATTTTTCAGTTGAAGGAAACAGTTAAGAAACAATCCGATGTAATGTCGGTTAAAATAAATACGCTCACAAAAGCAGTAGGCGAAATGAAGACGACAGTAAAAGCGTTGACATTAGTCGAAGTAGATACACAGAATAGGGATAAACAAGTTTTCTTAGAGTTATCAAGGTTATGTAAAATCTTTGAATCTCTACTAACTGTAGAAAAAGAAGAGGTGATAGAATGACAGAGACGATAGATAAAAATATTAGGATACCTATCGAAGTAGAAGGCAAGGAGCATACAGGGCATAGCATCCGCTCTGTCGTGGTATCAGCCGAGAAAGGTATCAAAGCCTTATACTGCAATGGTGATAATGTGATTATCGCTTATTTGTTCGCTAAGAATAAAGAGTGGACTTTCGATAAAGCAAAAGATTGGGCGGATTCACAGGCTCAGCTTTTGGCTAAGATTGAAGCAGTTAAGGTAGACCAATTAGAAGAGTTCCTAAAGCTCGTTGCTACATATAAGGATGATGTCACAGAGGAGTGGACTCCGAATAGTGACTCGTTCGTTCTTGAGAAAGATATGGAAGGCGAGACATTAGGAGTCGGCAAAGAGGAAGCGAGTGAGATGGAGCTTCTGAAGGTCGATGATTTTAAGCAGATTGTATACGGTGTTTTCCTCGTCCCTGAGAAGGCAGACCATCACGGAGATGTTATATCAGAAGAAGACATTGAGAAGGTAGCTCACGGTTTCCTTGTAGAATATAGGACAATCGATGAGATGCACAAGAATGTTATCCAAGCAGAGATAGTCGAATCGGCTATTTCTTGGGCGGATAATATTAAGTATTATGGGAAGAAATTGAAGAAAGGGACTTGGTTTGGAGCAATTAAAATTAAGGACAAAGATGTTTGGGGAAAGGTTCTCTCAGGCGAATACAAAGCATTCTCAGTTAGGATTGCAGGTGTAAGAGAGCCAATCGAGGAAAAATCCTGATAGGAGGGACGAAAAATGCCGAAGAAACTTTATAAATTGCACGCAACAAGAGTAGACAGGATAGCGATTGTAGACCAACCTGCTGTTCCTGATGCTGAGATGCTAATATTCAAGAGGAAGCCTGATGAGGATATTGACCAAGGAGCAAAATCTTCTGAGGGGGAGAAATTTGAATTAGTTAAGTTTAGGAAAGAGTTCATTGAGAAGATGTTCTCGGACTTTCCTAAAGTAAAAGATAAGGTCTGTGAGAAAGCTTTGCAGACAGGTATGATTGCAAGTTTTTTGCATAAAGCTACGCAGGGAGCAGTTGAAGCCTTGCAAGAAGAAGTCTTGAATACGATTTATATAGAGAATGGAATGAAGGATGTAGGCAAGGGGATAGAAAAATCCTTTGCTGAGTTCTCGACCATTGTGAAGAATGTGCTAATGAAGATAATTCCTAACAGTCAAAAACAAGTAGATGCCGAAAGAAGTCAGCTTACCAAAGAAGACGTGGCGAAACCCTTTGCGAGAGGCATAGGGTATGTAGCTATTTCGGAAACATTCTCGTATTTCAAGAATTATCTTACCTATCTGATGATGGGTTATGAAGAATTAGCCAAGCCTGAAGAAGTAGTAGAAGAAGTTATCAAGCTCTTCAAAGAGTTTGTGGAAAAGAATTTCACGATAATCGTGGAGAATAAAAAGGACTTAGAGAAAGTCTTTGAAAAGGAAGGAAGAATAATTTCTTCAGCAAGATTGAGGAGACTCAAAGCATCGTTATCAATCATAGCAGAGTTAGTGCAAGAGGCAGAGGCTCGCTATGAAAAATCCGAGAAGGAGGAAAATGGTATGGAATTGAAAGAGTTAATCGAGAAATTCGATAAATTCTCTGCCGAAGTCAACAAGGTAACTGCGGAAATCACATCAGAGTTTGCTGTTATGAAGCAGGCAATGCGTGATGCAGGATACTTGAAGACCGAAGCCGAGATTAAAGAAGCTAAGGACGCTCAGATTGAAGCCGACAAAAAGGCTGAAGAAGAGAAGGTCGAAGCAGATAAAAAGGCAGAAGCCGAGAAGGTAGAAGCTGAGAAGAAAGACTTAGAGAAAAGACGTGGAGACTTAGGTCTTGACGAAAAAGCTACTAAGGAAGACATAGAGAAGAAAGAAAAAGAAATAGCGGATGCCAAGGCGAAGTTTGCTACTGAGCTTCCTGCTCGTTTAGAAAAAGCTGAAGCTGTAATGAAGAGCTTCGTTGAATTAACTAAGGTGTTAGAGAAACGCCTTGGAATAAAAGCCTCTATTCAAGAGGATGTCGTAACAGACAAGCAGAATGATGACCCATTTGCAAAGGCTTTGCGTGGGTAGGTAGTTGCAGGTAACTCTGCTTCTCCTGTAATGTTCAATAAAAATAATCCTAAAGGAGGAGTATAAAAATGTCAAAAATGACAATAGACCAAATACTTGAGAAGGCGTTTACCTCGGCTGATTTAGCTACAGGTGGACTTCTTGAGCCTGAGCAATCTGCGAAGTTCGTTCAGGGCATCATCGACAATTCTGTAGTTATTAAGGAATGTCGCAGAGTGCCTATGAAAGGTGACAAGAGACAGATTGACAAAATAACTTATGGTAGTGATATATTGCAGATTCCGCCTGCTGTGGGGACTGCTCCCTCTACTACAAGTAAGCCGACTACGACCAAGGTAATCTTGGACGCAAAAGAAGTTATCGTAGCTGTTGATTTAGGCTATGACGCATTAGAAGATAGTATTGAAGGTCAAGGGATTTACAATACTATTCTTTCACTAACCGACAAAGAAGTGGCTAAGGAATTAGACATCCTTTGTTTAGAAGGTGACTCCGCAGGCGGAACAGGCACTTACTTAGATATACTTGATGGTATATTTAAGCAAACGACCTCGCACGTTTTGGATGCTTCAAGTGCTACTATGAGTGATACAGTAGCTTTTAATTGGCTGAAACAGATGCCAAGTAAGTATTATGATGTAGAAACTGCTTTCAGATTCTACGTTAGCCATCTTGCAAGGTTAGATTACATCAACGCATTGGCAGGCAAAGGCGTGAATGAAGCTTTTGTTCGTTACCTGATTGAGAATAAAGAGCCTACTTATCAGGGGACTCCTGTCCGCAAAGTTCCTGCAATTCAGACCTATAATATAGGTGGCGGTTCTCCTACGGTTAATGGTTCTAAGGGTTTGTTAATCAATCCTAAGAATATCATTTGGGGTGTTCATAGAGATATTTCCTATGAGTTCCAAAGACAGCCAAGAAAGAGAATCATCGAGATTACAATGACTATGAGAATCGACTTCAAGTTAGAAGAAGAAGATGCTGTAGTCAAAGCAATAGCAATTAAGCATTCTGTTTAAGTAGGAATGTTTTGAATATGTAGGTTAGGAGGGGGAGTAAATTCTCCCTCCTTTATCTAAAAAAAAGAAAGGTGACGAAATGCCGAGAATAAAATTATTACAGCCAAGGGGAGAATATGTTTGGAACAAGAAATTATTCGAGGCAGGTAGAGAGTATGATGTAGATGATATGGTTGCCAATTATCTTATTGTTCATTCTAAGGTAGCGGTAGAAGTTGGCGGTGATAAAGGATACGTAGATTATACTTCGACATTACCTCCAAAGACTGAGCAAGTTATAGCTCCAAGCAAGTCAAGACTTAAAGTAGCACTCATCCGTTTAGGAGGAATTGGTGATTCGTTACTTCTTACCATTATGTCTACAGCAATCAAGAAAAAATATCCTGACGCTCATACTACTTTATTTGTAAGAGATAGAGGAGGATATGACATCGTTAATAATCATCCGAGTGTTGACAGGGTAGTGATTGTAGGGAATCTTTATTGGATTGATTTTACGAAGTCTATAATAGCTAAAGACTTTGATATAGTTTGTGATTGCCGATACGTGACAAAGATGTATTATAAAAATCTGACCAAGTTCGGAAAAGACCAAGCAGAAGCTGATAAATGTTTTAAGCCTTATCAGGAATTGTATGATAACTTTCCTCGTTCAATCCATAAAGTATGCAATAAGCACGGAGGCTCTGAAATAGATTTTACTTTGGAGACAGCTAATCTTCAAGGAAGTGTGGATGATTTGAAACTACATTTGTCACGAAGCGATTTTAATATGTTGCCATTGATTGATACGGAGGAATACATTACTATCCATAATGGAGCGGATGTCTCACGTCAGACTAAATGTTGGGTGACGAGCTATTGGATAAAGGTAGTGGCATATCTAAAAGAAAAAGGTTATAAAGTTATTCAGTTAGGTGGGAGATTCGAAGAGTATGTTGAGGGAGCAATCGATATGACTTCCAAGACTTCTTTGACTCAAGCCTCAGCTATAATATCAAAAGCTAAATTTCATATTGATACTGAAGGAGGGTTGGTTCATATTGCGAGAGCTGTCAATACAAGAAGTATCGTTATGTTTGCTCCTACGCCTGTATCCTTTTTTGGTTACGATTGTAATATAAATATAGCAAGTCCTGTTGACTGTATTGGATGTTGGTGGACAACAGATTTTTGGTGGAGGGAATGTCCTAAGAAATATGAGCTTCCTGCCAAGTGTATGAAGAAGCTAACTCCAAAGATGATTGAAGATGCCATAGATAAGATGGAGAAGTTGAAGCCTCTCAATAAGAAGATAGATATGAATGACATCAATGAGCAGTTTGCCATTGAGCTTGTTTTAGACGAAGCTCATTACAAGTCCGAACAGCATCAATGGGATAGAATTTATACGATGATGGGAAAGGTCAGAGGAAAGAAAGTTTTAGAGGTAGGAGCAGGCGATGGGTATTGCGTGGAAGTTCTGAAGAAGCAAGGCTTTGACGTTTCAGCTACTGAAGTGTCGCAGATTAGACTCAAGCGTATGAAGGATAAAGGAATCGATGCAGTTTATGGAGACATCAATAAGCTACCATTTGAAGATAATTCTTACGATACGGTCATCTGCAGAGAAGTCTTAGAGCATATAGATAGCATAGGAAAAGGATTTTCTGAATTAGAGAGAGTCTGTAAGCCTGACGGAATCATTATTATTTCTCTTCCTGTGGCTGACAGATACCGAGAAATTAAGATGCACAAGTGGGGAGTGTCTCATCATATAATCAGGTATCACGGTCAGGAAGATTTAGTTGTTATGGGATTTGAGAGGATTCGATGATAGGGTGTCCTATTTGCGGAAAACCTTATAATGATAATAGGTATCGATGCCTTGATGGTAAGAGACATCTCATAAAAAGACCTAAGAGAAAGAAGAGATGAGAATTACTAAAGATTCCATAAGCATTATAATACCTTGCAAGGATAATCTTCAGGGTCTTCAAGAGTGTGTCGAAGCCTTGAAGAAGAATACTCAGGGGAATTATAATCTCATTATAGTGGACAGGAATTCTAAGGATGGAACGAAGGAATGGCTTCTTGGGAAAGAGGTAGCTTCTCATATAATCACAAATAAACACAAAGTATGTGTAGTCGGAGCTATCAATCAAGGAGTGAGAGTTGTTAAGACTGAATGGTTTGCCGTGGTAACTCCTTCCGTGATTGTTGAGGATAGGGATTGGCTTGACAAGATGTGGAATTATACGATAGATGACAGGGTAGGTTTGGTTGAGACAAGGGTCAAGGTTAAAGGTGATTATGTTTTTGCAGGGATTAACTGTTGCTTGATTAGGAGAAGGTGTTTTGAAGAAGTGGGGTATTTCGATAGGAGCTTTGTGGATGCAGGTGCTTCAGATTGGCTTATGAGGTTAGAGGGGAGCAGATGGAAAACAGGTTGGTGCTATGATACAGATATTAAGATGAGCGAGACTTTACTCTTTTCAGATAGAATCAATCAGATGATTATTTATAAATATACAGTTGGCTTTGTCAAGGA